ACGGCATACCCTTCTGCATATCAAACCCTGTTACCTCAAGGTGTGCACCCACAAGTGTTGCTTTGGTGTTTGCAAGAAACTCTAGAGTGTCTTTCTCATTCTCAGGGTTGATCCAAGGTATCAGTGCTATCTCTGTACCATCGTAGTTCATCACTGTTGGTTTCATGAGAAGGTTCACTTCGTTCATGTAGTGACCCTGTAGTTCCTTCAGTGCGTTCAACTCGTTGGTGTTCTTGTAGTACACATCATGGTTACCACAGATGATATCCATAGTGATACCATGCTTACGCATGGGTTCTAAGAATATCTTACGATTGTGATTCAGAGCCTTGAAGTTGATCGTCTTACGATTGTCGTAGTAGTCACCCAAGTGTATGATATGCTTGATGTCATTCTCTAATAGGTACGGAAAGAACACCTCACTATAGAAGCGTTCTTGGTATGCCATAAAGATGTCTGACGAGTTACGGATACCCGCATGAGTATCATTCAGAATAGCAACCTTCATTCGCTTATAAAGTCTCCCAAGTCAGAGTCTACCTTGACGGTGCGTCTCTTGCGTTCCTTCTTGACGATCTCTTTCCACTCAGCATCCTTGGACTTGACCTCGTCAATACGCATTCGGAGAGTATCCACATATGCCTGTGCTACTTGCATAGAGGTATCATCTGCCAAATCATTGTCTAAAAGCACATCGATGCCCATCTGTCCCATGTACTTGGTCTTGATTTCCTGTTGCTTCTTCTCTTTCTCAATCCTACGCAAGAATGCAAACCACGAGATCTGAGTAAAGTATGCAAATGCATTGGGTTTACCTGTACGAGTCGCAGCCTCAATGTTATAGTTCTCAATTGCCTTGAGACAGTTCTCCACCGCATCCATCACCATCTCTTCGCGGTAGGTATACCGGACGAAGTTTGCCTTGTGTGACAGACCCTCACAGATCTTCAGGAAGCATGTTGCAATATAGTCCGGTATAACAGGAACCGGCATTCCATCTGCTTTCGCTTGTTGTGTTTTAGTGCAGTGGTCTACTACTGCCTGAGAGAACTGTGCATTATTGACATAATGCGGTTTATCTTTAGGTTTTACTTTTGGTGTTGTCATAGGATTTACCATAATTTTGAACCATTATACAGGTTCAGTCACTGTTTGTCAAGTACTAATTGAATAGTGGGTGTTGACCATTAGTCGAGACACTGATACGCTCACGCAGACTACTCGTAGAGAAGTCATGTTGGCGGTTATTATAATACATTTCGATGCCATTGTCAATACAATATTGCTTCCCTGTAAAATCTTTGTCCTTATACTCCTCACCAATGATACGCACATTGATAGGATAGACCTTGAGGATATCCATCAGATCAGTCTCGGTACGATAGGGGATGATCTCATCGATCATAGAGATGGCTGACAGTTGGATGTACCGTTCTACCATAGACTGGATAGGCGCGTTCTTTTCAGGCCTGTCCAAGGATGGATCAGTCTGTAGACCCACGATAAGGTAGTCACACTGAGTCTTTGCCTCCTTGAGCATTGCGATATGACCCGCATGAAGCAGATCAAAGGCAGACGCAGTGAATCCAATATTTTTTAACTTAGTGCTTGACATTTCATGTTTTCCATGTTAAAATTAGCTTTGCGGTCAGGGAGGGTTGAATACTACTTCAGATGACTCAGTGTACCCGCAACACAATATCGATATCCGTCAAATTGTTGCGATCTAGTTTCGTGTATAATATGTCCCCTAAAGGCAACCAACATACCGTGTTCAATCTCCAGTTCATAGTCTAGTGTCGGGAAGTATAAATTAGAACACCCTTCTGGTGGATCGATGTAATATGTCCAACCCCAGACTGAAGGCCAGTGATCATGTGCACGGACGATCTCACCACTCTCTGCCCTTGTTCCCCATACTAGTGTATTACTTAGAGTTTGAATAAAGTAGTTATATCCTGGCTGAGTAAGACGGATCTTATGATTCTCAAAATCATTACATACATCGTCCGAAGATAGTTGACAGAAATCTAGTGCTTCGTCTGCTAGTTGTGCAAACTCAGGGTATTGCTTGTGCATACCGAAGTTGGTACACAAACATTGATTATTTGTACCTAAGTTTTGTTCATCACCAACCTCATCGATACGATTGATGATACGGTTATTCATATCCTCATCATCTAATATCTTAGTGAAGATAAGTTCAGGGTGGATGTTCTCGCGTCTAATCATTAAATCGAGAAGCACTTGTTGGTGGGTGTGTACTTATTGTACCTGCAATACAATATCTATAACCCTCAAAAGTTGATGGCTTGACTCTATGCAACATGTTCCCACCAAATAGATGTAACCTACCATGATCGACAGGTAGTTCATCGTCTATGTCTGTAAAGTATAAACCTGATGCACCTTCGGGTGGGTCGATGTAGTAGGTGAATGCCCAAGTACAAGGCCAATGATCATGTTCTCCACCACCTTGGCCACTTTTATATCGTGCTGCCCAGAGGCCACCGACTTTCTGCGATTTGATGTACATGTCATACCAGACATCATATTCTACTCGTCGCGAATGATGGGGATGATCATAGTTTCTCTTTACCGAAGACTCTCGGGCGAACTCTTCCACATAAACCGAGAACTCCTGAAACTCAGGATAGTTCAATAGATTGGGGTTTGTCACCTCACCATCTAGGTTGAACTTCATAGCATAGTCTTGATTATCCAACAAACCATCAATACGATCAATCATCCTGATGTTCAATGCTTCAATATCTAATGTGGTAGAAAAGACATAGTCTTTCGCGTTCATCGTTTTCATAAATCAATCTTGCGGTATGTTATGCCAAATAAAGGGTGCTGCTTTATTTTCCTTGATCTTTTTTTGCCACCAACAAAGGACAAACTCTGGTTTATTTTTAGGCAAAGGAATGAAAGGTAATGCTTTTTTCACTAATGTAGTTTCTTGGGATCAAACATGTCGATCACATTACTCCCGCTGTCCATAGTATCCAAGTAACGTTCAATCTTATCAGCGTTCTGAGTAAGAGCAATTTCTTCTGCTACACTCTCAGCAAACTCCTGCTCTCTTACATCATTCATCGTACCCATTTCAGTAACAGCCTCCAGATACTGTTTCAGCAGAGTGTCGGGTGGAAATCCAATACCCACCACCATATTCACATTGAGAATTAAAATATCATCAGGATTCTCTTGATACACCATCCACGGTCTGAATGAATAAAACTTGACACCATCGCCCTGCTCTACTAGTATGAGACGCATTGCTTTTCGTACCAAGATCTCTACTTCCGCTTCATCGTTCCATTCCAGAACCTCACAAACAATCTCTTCGCCGGAAGATAACTTAAACTGCCTGTACTCCAACTCTTTAGCCATGTCTCAACTTCTTTTGTTTATACTCTCGTATGATATTTATCATGCCTTTATAGGGCATATCTTTGTAACCTGTTTTGTAATATAGAGAACCTTGTTTGGGATCTTCCCAAGTCTCGGCATGAACAAAGTTGGTTTGCCAACACCCAGCCGGCATCATCTTATTCTCAGCTCGTCCAACAGAATACTCACGTACCCAATCTATCATATCTATAAAGTCGTAATCACCACTCGGATGAACCCAGAAGTTCCACTTATTATTCTCGCGATTCTTATTACTGGCCTTCTCAGCTATCATAGTATCTACCTGTCGGCGGACATCATCATTCTCAATATACGGAACATCATATGAGTATGTATACCCATAGTTCATAAAGTTATTATAGACTTTCCAGTCGATTTCGTCCGCCTGTTCATCGTCAGGTTTACCTAATGCTAGAGGTAAGAAGTGGACTATGTGTTCTGACCAGTTCTCGTTCATCCACTTCTTGGACGCATCCAGTGACTCAAAGGTCTCAAAGGGTAGACCCGCAATCATGCTGATTGACCCGGCGTAGAAGTTGGGAGAGTGTTCGTTGAAGAACTCCTTTACTTCTAATAGACCCTTCTTCTGTATCTCAGGTTTGAAACCCTTACCCACAGTCTTGCCAGCCTTGTGGTTAAAGGTCTCCACACCATAGTGGTGTATGGTCAGTCCCATGTCACACATGTCTTGCCAAGTCTCTTTACCGTGCGTGATCAGAAGGTCTGCCCTGACATACCCTGCGAACTGAGTCTGGAATGGTAATCTACGACAGGCTCTAGCAATCGTTGCGATCTTGTCCTTGGAATCGTTTATAGTATCGTCGGTGACATAGTAGTTGGTTGTTCCCCACTTCTCATAGTGTTCCAACATCTCTTGGTGTATGCTGTCCTCATCACGGGTGGTGTCTTCCTTCATACCAACTAGTGGGAATGAACAATATTTACAGGCAAAGATACATCCACGAGCAAACTCAATATTGATCGTCTCGTTGGGTCTGATAAAGTCTCGTTCTTCAAACGAGATACTGGCATCTCTCTTAGGAAAACAGGGATAACTATTATGTGCGGTGATAAGTTTACCGCCGTTACTGAGAGTCTTATGTGATATGGGTTCGGCGGCACCACGATAGAGATGGTCGAGTAGTGCGTCCATAGCATACTCCCCATTTCCCGTAATGTAGTAGTCTGCCTCAACACAAGTCACGACCCATGTCTTTTGACCACCAGCCACGATAGTGACCCAAGGATAGTTTTCTCTGATGTGATCAGTAATCCACAACAACCTGTCGGTTGCCATAGTAGAAAACATCATACTGAAACCGACAAACAGGGTGTCTTCGGTTATTCTTTGATCTATCAGATATATGAGTTCGTCGTGCGTAAATAATATGCCGTAATCAATACACTCGACATCCCATCCACGCTTACGGATGTGCGTTGCGATTCTATGGTTACCAAAACTACGGTAGGTTTCTAGTCCATAGAAGATACCTTGGATTAGAGTCTTATGGTATCCCTCACGATTTAATGCTGCCGCATATCGTTCCGACCAATGGATCTCTTTATTGACATTTTCATTTGATGTATTTTCTGTCGGACAAGTAAAACCACCCAGCAACAGTCCGTGCGGTTTCTTCTCCGTTAATGATATATTCATTTCAAATCAATTTGATGTATCTTGTAGGGAAACTGCTCCTTAGTATATATCTTGATTCGTTCAGCACTGTGTCGCAGCGTGAAGTTCTTATGCTTCCGTATGTGCAGATCATCCGCAATGTCATACAGTTTGGTTACTGATCCATCGTCAGACTTTCTCAGTCCTCGTCCGATTGATTGGAGAACCTTGACTTGAGACTTGGAAGGGCTAGCAAAAACAATGTTATGCAAGTTCCTAATATTAATCCCAGTAGAAAATGTTCCCAATGAAGCAACAATGATTGCATTCTTCTGTCCCTCTACGATACCACGAATCTGTTCGCGGTCTGATGCCTCTACTTCTCCTGACACATAATATACCGGACGGTCACCCGCCTTGTCCTTGATCATATCAAACAGGGGTTTGCCGTGTTTCTCTACAAACTGAAACAAGACCAGAGAGTTGCCTGTCTGGTCTAACGCAAGGTTACTTATAAGTCTGTTGCGTTTCTCGTTGGTCACAATGTAGTCTATCTCTTCCTGATAGGTTGCGTCCTTCAGCATATGACATATATCGTTGTGGTAACGCAGTAGTAGGATGGAGATGTCTATCTTTGCAAGGGTGCCCTTCTCCTGCAAGTCCTTGGTCATGGTCACTCGTCGTACAGGCCCGAAGAGTCCCTCCAGTACCAGTTTGTTCGTCTCGGTGCCATCTAGTGTACCCGTAGTACCGAAACGATACTCAGCATTGACACACTTGTTCATGATACCTGACAGAGACTTTGCCTTGAATAAATGGACTTCATCTCCAAATACACAACCCATAGTCTCGAACCATTCCTTCGGAAACTTGTAGATGGACTGCCATGTAGATATGATGATAGGTTTGTCGGTAGTCTTGTCTTTACCACTGTAGATACGATGCACATTTTCCTTTACATCATACCCATAATCCTCGAAGTCTTTGTACATCTGTTCTACCAGACTTGTTGTCGGAACAACAATCAGAACCTGTTTATCGAAGTTGTCCACAAAGTTTGTTACGCAGTCAAGATACCATCGTAGTAGGTTGTAGATGATAAACGACTTACCGCTACCTGTAGGGGACAACAGGACAGCCCGTTTCTTCTCTATACCGTGGGTGACAGCATCGTACTGGTAGTCGCGTAGATCAAAGGGTAGATCCAGTTCACTCTGGAACTTGACTAGATTCTGATGTGCGACATGGTTAGTCTGTGCGGGGTGTCCGTAATCAGTCTCCTGTAACTGGAGAGGGTACATACGATCAGAGCAGAACTTCTTGAGGTGTTCGTACAGACCAGTGTTTAGTTCACGTGTGATCTGATTGAACAGTTTGATTTTACCGTCCCACTTTCTTGATTTGAAAGCAGGCATGAACTTATGGCCAGGCACAAAGAACGAGAAGTAGTCTCTCAGTTCTTGGAGTTGGTGCTGGTTACAATCAACCAGCATCATCGAATGGTCTTTCAGACCGACTGTTATGGTATTAGGTAGACTCATGCATGTATATATGCTCTACGCACCAGCCTCAAACTGCCTCCATCTGATCATGTTACCAATCGTCTGGTGTCTCCAGTTTAGATTGTTCACGATCTCGGTGAGAGTTTCTACCGTGGTCTTCAGATATTGTACCCGCATCTCGGAGTCCTGAATATCCTTATCAGAGTCGTAGTAGTACTCTTTGAAGTTCTTGGTGGTGGCACTCAGTCCATCATATGGATCATATGCCCACCCACGAGACTCAATGTCTGCCTGAGACATCTTGCCTTCGTAGTAGAGGTACTTATCCTTGAGTAGAGTCTTCTGGTCAAACTCCGCCTTCTTGAGACGGAGCTTGGTCAGAGAAAGGTATTCGAGATACTTCGAGTGTAACGCAGGGGTCACACGCGAAGTCTCGTCAAGTTGATGTTTCGCGATCTGCGAATCATCTTTCCATTCAGCAAGAATTGATTCTAAATCAATCATTCATGTATTCTTCATATGATACAAGTTCACCATACTCATACTTAGCCTTCTGAAAATCAGTCTGAAGTTGTGGAATGATACCAATGATTTCAAACGCTGGTTTAGTCGGGGTGATTGTGATACCACCAACGGAATTTCCAACGGCAGAGAACATATCTATATGTAATTTGTTCACGCCTTTTACAAACTCTTTGACTTTTTCACGCGCCTTATCTTTATGAGAATCATTGACATAAAGAATTACTTGCGATGGGCGACCAGATGCTAGTGCTGGTATGTGCCAACGAGTAAAGAACTGCTCATCACGATTACCACCACACATAAGCAATGGAATTTTATCACCTTCAATATCATAAGCCAACTTAGTTGCTACTAGCAACCATTTAATCCACTCATCACGCTCTTTGACACGGACGAGAGAGTCTGGAGTTGAACTCAATCTGATAGCATTTTGACAAATGCGAGTAAGCATACCATTACTATTTGAGTAATAGTCATTAAGCGAATACTGCTTAATCGACCATTGTAAGACATCATCAATATCACGAGGAACATATCCTTGTAAAATATCTTCGACTAGAGCAACGGTGAAGTCGTTTGAATCCGCCCGTTTAGAATAGAGGTGACGAGTATTCTCACCCATTGCAGCCTGTCGTTGTTCCGCCAGGTTATCAGGGTTGTGAAAAGCAAATTTCGCAACAGGCATCCACTCTTCACCCAAGTTATACATGGTTTTTGCACGAGTTCGACCATCAGCAAGACTTGCTATATCTACATTTTCTATAGGCGGGAATATCTCAGTGAGAAACCCTTTGGCCTTGAGATCAGAACCTAAAGTCTCGTCTGCGTTAGGTGTTCCTCCTGCACGAACACCTAGATTGTCATCATCGTCGATGTGGTCTGCGGTTCGTACCCAATCAAACCCAATAAATGTTGCATTAGGGATTTGCTTAGTACATTCTCCTGAACCTTTAACGATAAAGTTTTGTTCGTAGTCACTGAGAGATAATTTACGGCCTAGCACCGTTCTAGTTTTAATGGACATAATGTCCTCCTTTTTTTCGTATTTAATACAGTTTGTGTAATCAACTTATACTAAGTAAATTCTGATTACGTTATTATATATAGTCGTGATTAGTTAAGTTATTTGATGGCGACTGCACCAACAAATTGGAAGTTTTGCCAGAATGGCTGTATTGTCCTGAAACCAGCATCATAGAGCATAGATTGAATCTCGCCCCATGTGTTTGGTTTTAGCATATTACGAAGAGTTACTTCC